AGTGGGATGGCATCAGTAGTATTCTCGTTTTGCGATATGCGATTCTTATATCTGATTGATTCGGCATTAATTCTACATTTGGTAACTGCTTGTATATTTGGTCGCCGTAACCGCCTGTTATGCCTAAAAACTGCTTATCAGGCATTGCCTCCGCAATTCGGTAGAATGTATTTGCCCCTTTATTATTATTCAGATTAATCAGGGTAATCTTATCCCCTTTCTCACCCCTGTAATGGTTGATGTCAACCGGTGGCTGCAATACAAATCCGTTATTTTGGTACTTGCATTCCTCACTATTCCAGTACGAATTATACACTACATTTAACTCCCTGTGTGTACGTACGGATGAATACATAAAAGTATTATGTGCAAACCATACTGCCGGCTTCTTTGTGCTTTTGCAGTCAATAGCTACATCGCCTGCGAAGTCTAATTGTGTGAATATTACATCTGCCCATTCATGATGGAAATACCAATCATGCTCTCGGTTAAATACGTGTATTCCATCGTATTCGTAGTTCTCTTTACTTTGTTTCGAGGTCATCACCTTCACGATGTGTCCTCTGCTCATCAGCCATTTGTTGATGTCGTGGGCGTTCCATTCGGATCCAGATTTTGCCATTGGCAAGTAACTCTGAACGTGCCACAATATGCGTAGTCTTTTTGGTGGGGTGCTTTCGCTCACGCTTTGAAGTATGTTTCATGGGAAAAAATAATGGGGAGGATTTTACCCCTCCCCACTAATTTTAGATAGTACCGTAAACCGCAGAGTTAGGAAGCATCAAGTTGATAGCCTCATAACACTCGATACGAGCGGTAATCATGTTCGTTACGAAGTTGTTTTGATCTTCGTAGCTTAAGGTAATGTTCAAACCGCCAACTTCAACACGCTCAATGAATGAACCATCAAGCAATAAAGCACGGTTTGTTGGAATCCAGTTAGCACCAACAATAGGAATACCGGCGAGTGATAATGTGCCATTAGCACCCAAAGTCAACCCACCTGCACCCATGTAATAACCGCTGGTGAAAGATTCGTTCAACAAAGTACTCCATTGAGTATTGGAAACAAATATCACCGCAGTGGTATAGTCCAAACTTCTATGGTTACCAATCAAGTTGATAATCTTACCTAGTCCAGTTGTTGCAGTTACGGTAGTAGTACCGGTTGCAGCAGCAGAAACGGTTGCAAAGAATGATGAGTTCTCCGCTTTGAAGAAATCACGAGTTAACAAACGTGGAAGCGTTTGTGTCATAAAAGGTAAGTTCGCAATCATCTGACGGCTAAACTTGCTAAAGCCGGCGATGAAGTTGTTTACCGTTTTCACCTCGGTAAGAGAATAGTTATTCTCCTGCTTCAATGAACCTTCCAATTGTGCAGCAATGTTGTTGTTGTTTCCGGTTGCTTCACGATACGTAACATACAATCCGGTAGGGCTTTGGATAGTAGGTACATAATCACGGAAATTAACCAACTGCGACGGAACAATAGCTTGACGCTGATTGTAAGTAACCACAGGGTCACCAGTAAGGTTAGATGATAAAGTCATCGTTTTTACCTCCGGCATTTCAATTACAATACGGCCATTCTTGCTCATCTCTGCTTCGATGTTTCGGCCTTCCAATTTCTCTACAAGAACTTGGTCGAAAGTTTTAACAGAATTGCTCTGTCCTTCTTTCACCTTTACGGTAAGGGCATCGAATTGAGATTGCATTACTCCTTTGAACTCGGTTAGGTCAGCAGGTGTAACTACTGAATCTAATTTGTTTTTGAGTTCGGTAACTACTGATTTAGCTTCAGCCGCATCAGTTTTTGCATTGGCAGAGTTTGCCAACACTTGCGAAAGATTATCTCCAATGGATTTTACCTCCGCAGCGATTTGTTCGTTTGTCATTTTAATGATTTTAACGAGTGATTAAATTGTTTGAGTGCTTCAAATACTACTGCATTCGTGTCCGGCTCGACTGCTTTCGCTGCGGGTTGAGTGGTAATTTCTGATATTGCCGTTTGTATTTGTTTTATTTCAAGTTCCAATAATTGGAACATGTCATCGGTGAATGTGCCATGCTTGAACGCTTTTATTAGCTTTTCAAGTCTGCCGTTTAATGTTTCCTTCACTTCCTCCGGATTCATCCCTTTGAATAGTGAAATAGTTGGTGTTTCCGGATTAGCTGCCCAAAGTACGGCGCTACCTTCGTATAACATCAATTCTTTGATTGTACGTACTCCGGTATCATTATTCGTTTCAGATTTGATTGTGCTAAAACCAATTGAATGCTGATTGATTAGATTAGCCTCATACAATTTTAGTATATCTTCTCCGGTTTCAGTTTCTATGATGGGAGTAATGGCAATGAGTGCATCTCCTTCAACATATAATTGTTCAGGCTTTCCGATTGCGTGTTTGGTACTTGCTTTGTGGTCAACTAATGACCAAATGAGATTCTTACCAACAGGCCCGCGCTCTTGCAATGTCTTTGTAAATGCTTCGGGTGCAATAACATCATTATCAAGGTCAACATTTCCAATTCTTGCCCATACCGCTTTTACCTTGCGTGTAGCCATATCCACATCCTCAACACCGTTGCCTATATCTTTAACCTGGTAATGCTTCATTGAGTAAAGTTTGTATTTGCAAAAATAAGGTGTTATTCCATAGGTTTAACATAGTGCCTGCCGGCCCACGTAATCCACCTTGTATCTCAACAGGTTTTCCATTGCTATCTCTTACTACTTCAAATCCAACGGTACACCTGCAATTGCATACGTTACCTGCGCTTCCGTTGGGGTCGCCAGGGAATTCCATAATATCAATAGTTCTCAATCCGGGAACCGTGAATGGTTGGTCTATCGGCGTAGTCTTTCCATCCATGTGCAGATGGTCATAATCATTGCGGGGTATTCTACGTGTGCGGTCATCTGTTATTGAAATCCATTCTTTGTTAGTTTGCAGTCCGGTTGATATAGCCCCAAGCATAGCACCTTGATTGGCGGCTCTTGTTGTTTCAGTACGTGCAATAAGTTCAGCACGGTATACATTGATGCCTGCTTTCTCAATCTCTTTCATCATTTGGTAAATGCTCCATCCTTCCTGCATTCCTTGTATTAATACCTTGCGGATAGTTTCCTTTGTAGTAGATGTAATGCCGTTGACAAGTTGTGTCAAACCCTGTTCGAGAAATAGTTTAATCACCGCCGCCCATCTTTGTTCAGGTGTCATGGAATCCTTGATACCTGCAGACTTGCGTAATTTGTCATAGTTATATTTCGCCATTGTTACCCCTGCATCGTTATGCAGTTTGCGAATATGTTGCTTTAACTTTTCTTCATCCGGTTGTTCGCCTTTGAGTAGTGCCATACATTGACGGTCAAGTTCACGCTTGATAAGTACCCTATATCTTTTGCGATATGCGTTATAAAGTTGGCGGTACATTTATCGGCAGATTAGTAAATTCATCTATCGGAGTAAGTCCGGATGGAACGTATAATTTCTGATAATCCTCAATCGGTACATTCGGATCGGGTGCCAGCCCTTGAATCTTCAACTTCTGATCCGGTGTTAACCACCACGCAGTATTCAACCAAGTACTTTGCTCTGCTCTGTTGGCTTCCAATTCTTGGTAAACGGTCATGTCAAAGTCAACAAATATATCCGTTCCCTTATACCCCCAATCGGTCTGCATCTTGCGGTTGATGTTATCACGGATAGATATTAGTTCGGGTAACACCGCCCGAATAGTAAGTGCTTTCTCCGCTTCTTTCATGTTATTATACGTGGCAGCATCCATATTACCCAGTAATACCGGAGGTACACCGTAGATTGAGCATAACGCTTCTTTATCCCATTTCTCCGCTTCAATTAATTGCAAGTCCTTTGCAGGTAACCCAATCTGCGCCCATCCAACTTTGTACCCGGATACGGCTGCGCTGCCGTGCTTATGTGAGCCAGTGTTGGCTGATATTTGCATCTTTAGTGCCTGTGCCTGCTCGCTGCCGGATAGCGGGTCGAAGCGTTGGTCATCCATGTATAACACTCCGAGCGGCCCCATGTTATCAAACATCGCAACGGATGCCTCTTTACTTGCATTGCTGCGTGTCAGTACCTTAGATGCTGCCCTAAGCGGCGATAATCCGTACAACTGCCCACCGGTTGCAGTCCACGCAGGATTGAAGTATTTATCATGAAGAATCTCTAATGTAGTGAATGAAACGTATTGACCATAATACAATTGATACCCAACTCTTTTCGGTGGGAATTGCTCAATATCTACCTTAATTGCCATGTATTGAGATGGCAGCATATAAAGTTCCAGCGGCTTGCCCCTATTCATTGATTCCTCACCAACCTGCTTTGCGTACATGAACGCATTTCCTGTAATCTTCTTAAACCCTACCCATTGTTCGATAATATCGCTCCACGTATCTTCACTATTCGGGTATTTAAGTAATTCATTCAGTCGAGTATCTCCTTCGTATATCTCAAATGCTTGTTCTTTGAGTTCTTTCAATTCTGCATAGTCGGTAATAGCATCCGGCCTTTGCATCTTTGCCATGTAACGCTTTTGTGCTGCTTTGTTCTTTACCCTATACACAAACCACGGCGCAACCTTTGCTTTTTGAGTTATCAGCGTGATGATGGCATATACTAAATCATTGCCAATATAACTATCGTTTACTATCTCGCCTTGATTCTGCCCATCCCATGTTAGCAGTCCACGCTCCACCGACATTTGCATAGGCATCTTAACAGGTGCCGCCTTGCGATTGAGGAAATCGAATAAACCCATATATTATGATTTATACAAAATTACACCGAAATACCTTACCATACCGCCACCTTAAAGACCGGTTTATGTAGATGGGTGAATATGGCATAGCGCATTGCATCAAGGGCATCATCTGATTCCTTCACCGGTTCATCAATTACATTATCGTTTTTGTCCTTTCTCCATTTATACGATTGCAGTTCACGAATGATGTCCTTGCTATCCTTATGTACGAAAAGCGGGTATGATTTCACTTTGAGTATTCCTGCCCATACTTCTTTGTTCGCTGCCTGTGCATTGATACCGCCTCTGTAAAGTTCCTCAATGCTTTTCGGTTCTGCAGCATCGCAGTACACCGGTTTGCGGTCGCTGATATGGTCTTTTACTTCCCTGCTTATTTCGGATGGTGTTAATCCGGATTTGTAAAGTAATTGCTTTACATAGTTAGCCCCTTGGTAATGGCATACCTTGACAAGTGCAAGCGGGTGAACGTATCCGAAATCTAACCCATAAAATATATCGCCACCTTCGGGCAGTTCATCAGTTATCTGCCATTGGGTATAAATAATCTCCTTTGCTGCGCCACGCTCACCAAGTCCGTAAACTTTCCACATGAAATCATCGGGGAGTAGCTTGTAGCTTTCTATGGTATCAATCTGAATCTGCGAAAGGTTACCAAGGTTATTGAGGTACGTAGAATGTATGCGTTTGTTAATTGGGTTATCCGATACTTCGTACACCCAACTAACGAAGTCTGCAGGGTTCCAGTCGAGAAATATTTTCCCTGTGGTTCTCATTGCCAATTGGTCAAATAACGCCTTACGGATTAGGTTCGCTTCATTGATGAATAGAATATCTCTGCCCGGGCCTCTTGCCTTACCCTCATCTTCTAATCCGAATAATTCTATGTAGCTGCCATTCTTGAATCTGTATATGAAATCGGTATAACTGAATTGTTTTTCATCCCATATATTCCAATCCTCCATGATAGTTTTGAAATCCCTGTATGCACCACGCTTAATATGTGGTAGTGAGTGCGATACTATACTGATTCTTTTTTGTGGGTACTTCGTGGCTATACTTATCAAAAGTTGCACAATTGAGTAACTTTTGCTACTTCTACTGCCACCCTCATTGCAGATTATCGGATACTTATCATAGTATGCTTCTAGGTTTTTGAAGAATACATCCGTTGCCCTAACTTGTTTGGATACCACAGGTCTTGAATTCAGTTAACGTACAAAACTCTTCTTTAGTCTTTTGCAGAATCGAGTAAACATTCCACCCATCAGTAGTATTGCCCATAGCAGCAACGCTACCAACATCATGCAGAGTATAACCGCACATTGCAGCCAAACAAAGGTAGAACGCTTCGGTGTAGTAGTTGAATCCATGTCCGGGCCAATTGCCTGTTTTTGGGTTTTCGGAGATGATATAACCTCCGACTTTAACGAGGTTGTGCTTGTTTTTCCAACAATTGTATATGGCTTTAATGTCGTGCTTGCCATTTGTACCAACGTGTTCACTCGTTCCGGCATCGACCAACAAATCGTATTGCCTATCAAATTTGTGGAGTTTCGATAAGTCCAATGGGGTTGAACCATTCTCACCAGATATGTCGATGGCTTCGTAGTCTTTGCCTGCATAGTATGAATCTTTAGTGTAAGGTGCAGGTAATGGCACCCGATAATCGTTTTGCGCTCCGAGGTCTACCACCGATTTGATGTGTGGTAAGTAGGGGTCTATTAGTTTTGTTGTTTCGTGAGTGTAGCCCATGCAATGTTATTAAATTTAGTGAATTTATTATGGTCAAGCCCTGCTTCTTCCATTGCCTGTTGACATCCAGTTAAGCAGTAATCATCTATGATAATATAACCTCCATCAGATACCAAAGGTAATAAGTATTTAAAACAATCTTTATACGAATGGTATATGTCGCAGTCTAAACGTAACACGGATATAGGCTGATTAAATGTAGGTAGTGTATCAGCAAACCAACCTTTTACAAATGACACATTATCAATACTTCCATACCTCTGCATAGTTTCTTTTACATCCTCTAACCTGCATACTGTAATGCCGGAGGAAGTTCGTACATCACCTGCTGATTCCCCATAACTTTCGGTAAACTCTACATCTTCCTTTGTGTATTGCGGTATACCTTCAAATGAATCGAACAAAATTACTGCCCTATCATATTGTGCCATAATAAGCCCATGCGCACCGTAAGCGGTACCTGCTTCTACAAATGCACCGGATATATCTTTCTCAATAGCTGCACGGCATAACTGCTCGGTAAGTTCAAGAACTTTGACATCGTTGCAGTATGCTATTGGTAATAGTTGTGAGCAATCCATTATGGCTTAGGTTGTTTATCTTTACCGAATGATTTGTCGAATGCTGCTACTGCCCTATCTGCCCAAATAGCTGCTTCATATTTATCTGTTGAGTTGGCTGCACCAACATAAGCTACATACACCTCCAACCATAACTGCTTTCTTTGCCGTTTGTGTATTACTTCCTCTCTGTCATTCATAGTTAATCTTTTACACCCCAGTTAATAAAATAAGGTTCAACAGGTAGATAGTGCCTGTACGCTAATCCTCCGTACGGCTGCACTGGTATATCTGCAAGATTCATCAACCCTGATAATAGTGCCTGGTCATGCCGGCTGCTAATATAATGCGGATTCTTTGATTCGTTGTGAAAGAAACAATTTTCCTTTGCTCCCTCAATCCACCTTTCAAATATCGGCATTGTTGCAGGATGGTCGAAGTCAAACATAATGCAGCAGGCCATAATCTGATACATACCTTTGGCGGAATCAATCTTTAGGAACTCAAGTTGATGGTCGGGAATGTACTTCTCAAGTGGATGACCTTCATTATCCCATGCTACAATTCCATGTTCGGCGGCTAACGCCCACAATGGATCGGGGTTTTGATGTACTCGTATTGTTGAATCACACCAAATAATTTTCTTATATCCCATCTCCAAGGCTTCTGCTACCATAAATGGCTTAAATTGATACGGCATATTTTGGTGATTCCATGACTTGCCCCACCGTTCTGTATTAGGCCAATCCCCAAGGTGAATCTTGCGTTCAAGGTACTCATCCACATAGCCATCTACACTCCGCAGGTGGGTATCATAGTCCGGTGCTTTGCGGTCTATACTGCGTATGAGTCTGAGTTGCGCCTCGTTGTAGTTTTCCCTGCCGGATGCGGATAAGGATACAATTACCTTGCCCATATTACGTTTTCTAAGTTTACCAAAAGACATTTTGTTAATCCTCCTTGATTGCAGTAATCTTTTATAAGGTGAAATAAATCTACGTTACCATTATGCTCAATGCACACCATCTGCGTATGCTTTAAATTTATTTGTTCTAATATCTCATAATCTACCCCCTCGGCATCAATAGAGATGAAATCAAAGAACTTTATCGGTGAGTTCTTAATCAGGGTATTATAAGTCCATACCTCGGTCATTCGCTCTTTAAACTCCGTACCCGGCCATCGCTTTAGTTCGGTTTTCTTGATGGTTGATAGTAGCGATACATCTCCTTTACCCAAGTGATCGCCCATCTCATGGAACGTACAATGCCCATCTGTTTCGCCTATGGCTACATTGAACTTATGCACTCCTGATTGTGCAACAATTCTGTTAAATGCACTTTCGGATGGTTCTACTAGTACACCGCTCCATCCTTGTAGCTGTAATGCGTAGGTATTGGATAGTGTTACCCCATCATTGGCACCAATATCAAGGAAGAATCCTTTGCGGGATTGGAAGTAAGCGAGGATTATGTCCTGCTCGTTGTTTTGGGAGTATCTCATTTGCCGTAGGTTTCGGTGTAGTATTGGTCAAATATTGGCTTCTCTATTTCATTTTCCTTTCCTCTCCAAAATGAAGCACATTTACGCATTTGCTCCATTTCTAATTCTTTGGCTTGTTTGCTCAATTCTTTATACACTGGATGTTCGGTATAAGTTAATCGTATCGTTCCGTTTAATATTAATCGTTGTAATAACCACTCCACCGCTGTCTGTTGTGCCATGTTATTATTTATTAGTCCTAAACTGATAATGATACAATTCCTTCTCAATCTTCACCTCGGTCTTAATTAGTCCGGCATTATGTATAGCAGTAGCCCATGCATAATCTTCCCCGATCCGAATATCCATAAACGGGAATGCCATCGCAATCTCCCTGCGTATAGGTACAATATGATTAGGATACCTATAATAATCCCCATCCTTCGCCTCATAGCCGTAATCCTTACTGATATACCACTTCCTTTCATCCCTGCCATCTGTGGTCATTATGCCATTGAATACGATGACATCCGGATTAGATTCGGCGGCGGCAAGTATATCCTGCACATACGAATGTGCAACCATGTCATCATCGTCTATGAATACAACGTATTTACCTTTGCTGCGTTGCAGTAGTAAGTTACGTTTATGCCCGGTTGTCATGTACCCATTATCTGATTCGGTAAGTATCTCAACCTCCGGCGTGCGTTGAGGTGTAAGTACCTGGAGCAATTGCGATAGGTAGCCTATGCGTTGCGGGAGGGTGCAAATAAGGATGGATAGGGTCATAATGGGTTGATTGATTCTCCGGCGGTTGGGTTTCCGAATACCTTAATATCGTTTTGGTCAATGGTACGTAATAATCCGGTATGATAGAATTTAACAACAAATTGCGGATTGCTATGTATGCTGCCGGCTATCATAAAAAGCACAACCCCATGACCTAACGGAGTTTCAACATCAAACGGATTAAGTATTTCGTGAATGGTCTGGACTATCATACATTCTCTTTTGGGAATCCGGCTTTACTCCTCCGGATATAGGTTATCTCATCAGCACGGAAAAATGATTGAGTGTGATTCAGCAAAGCATCTACAGGCTCACCAGTCCATGCAGGGTGGTAATGGTCAAATATCCGCTTATCTACGTATTTATACGCATTGCACTGTTTTGCCACATCCATAGCTTCATTATCGCACCACAGCGATTCATATTGTGGGTGATATATGTAATTGAAACGCTCGTAATACGTTCTACCAATTATACTCATCGTAGGCAGCAGGTGGTTAACCCTCCCATCCGGAAAGTGAATGAACTGGTCTAGATTGCCCTCAAATGCGTTGATGATGTCAATGTCGAAACCCTGCTTGAGAAATCGCATATCATCTGACATATTAACTACAATATCCCCCTGCCATCCTTCCATACCCCTGTTGATAGCGTGTACCTTGTTTTTAGATGTACCTCCGTTAACATACACATACGGATACTTCAAGATGTCCGATAACTCATTAGAGTTAAGTGTAGCGGTATCATCATCATCAATCGTTAATCCTACCGTGTACTTTGATTTGTAAGAATGTGCCAGGATGGTAGCAAATGCAGCAGCCATCTTTTCCGGCCGGCTGCGTGTAGCAAAGTTGTAATGTATGTGCATGGTGTCCGAGCGTGTCTCACAAAGGTAACAAATATTTTTAGTGTGGTCCATCTGTAACCTACACTTTTGTTTTCCACAATGGATACACAATTTATACAATTGGGTGGGATTTGGTATCGGGGATAATCTGAATGATGGTTGTCGGCATTGGGTTGTCGGGATCGTTGGCTACCTGTAGCGGGATTAGTTTACTTGCCAATCGGTAGAATTCGGTGGGGTTGGATTCTGCCCATGTCATAATATTTGCCGAGGGTGATTCCTGCAATAGTTCGAACGCATAGGCAAAATGCTCCCTCACCGATTTGGTAGCCTTGTTCGGTGACCCCTTCGGTCTACCATTGGGATTGTTCGTATGTCCTTTCTTTGGCACTCTGTAGATAATTGTTGTTTACAAAGGTACTCACTTACCATCCATACCACCAAATTCTCACATATTTCCGTTCAAATTCTCACGTAACACATTGGTAATGAATGAATTCTTCAAGATTCTCAAATTCTCACTTACCTCTTGTATAGTATAGTATTAGATATATATAAATATATAGAATTATTATTTCTTTAAATTCTCGAGAAAGTGAGAATATGGGTAGTTAGACTATGATAATCAATAAGTTATAAATTCTCACTAGGTGAGAATATTGAGAATTTGGCGAGAATATCATTATGGTGATACCAACGAATTGATATAGTTTAACGGTAAAATTTATACTCTTGGTATAAATACAGGCATTTATCGGAACTTGTCCGATATTTATCACAATATTTTACATAATTAGATATAATGTTGGTTATTTTCCACTAAAACGGTGTTATCGGGTATAAAAAACCCCCGATGTAGAAACACCAGGGGAAACCAAAACACCACATGAAATATTATCGTATCAGTTGGTTATGTATTGTAACCAACCTACATTTTCTCATACTGCCCATGCGCCACCCTCTTTATAACCCTTGCAAAGTCAGCCCTACGAATTGCATTAAAAAACCTCTTAGGCTTAATGTTAAATCTTACACAGAGCAAATCTACCTCCTTTGTGGTAAACTTGGGCGGCAGGTTATCAACCAATAGGCGCAGGTCAGCCGGCAGTCCGGATTCGGTTTCAGCGCATAATTCACTAATTATCGATATAGTACTCTCCGCATAGTACCTATACAGGTTATATGCTTTGTTGACTATTTCAACCGTTACCACAGGTTTTAGTACGTTTTGGCATATAGCTACCACATGACACATTCTCGGGAAGTATGCGCTCATTTTAGCCTCAGCACCCATAATGTATTGCTCTGCTTTACCTGCCATCCGGCTATTAGCATCCGCTAAATTTTGGCGGTAATACTTTGTGTATAGTGTTTTGGCTTCAGGTGTAATCTCAATACGTATTGGCGCACAATCTCCGGATGCAAATTCTTTGTTAATTCGGTATAAATGAGTAACAAGTTCCTTCCATTCCTTGCACATTTGCCGGCCACCGCTAAAGGGGTCTGCATCTTCATTAAGTTTAATGTAGTCTGATTTAACCATCAGAAAACGTGAAGCGAATCCAGACTGAATCTTATCGGCCCCAAATATGTGTGATAACCGTGATGGCTGCGTCCCCATCAACAGGGATATGTTAAGGGATTTAACTACCCTTTCTTTCTCACGATCCGCTCTAATTTGGGTGTACCTTCCTCCGGTGAATGCTTGGGTAAAGAATGATATGGCATCGTTATTCGCTTTATGCGCTCCTGCGTTTAGGATAGTTTCCGCTTCATCATGATATACTCCCATCCCTGCCTCTTGGTCTTGCATTAGGGCGATGTATCCCTCGGTGGTGCCATCAACTGCGAATGGGTGAAATCGTTTTGGTTTTGGCTTGCTGAATGATTCCTTATTAACAGATGCCTGTGCTTTTTCGGTTAGCCAGTTATCCATTGCTAATTTGTAGGCTTTATCCTCTGATTGTAGCAGTTCTGCCAATGGTTCTTCGCACATCGCTTTGAATGCAGGAGTTTTACCGACCGACACCGGGGCTATCATAATTGCAAATACGATGTTTTTTACATTGTGGAAGTCGGATTTGTAGCAGTTGCCTGCAAGCGATGCGATAGTCCATATTCCGGCAGTAGCGAGAAACTCTGGACATAGGCTCATTTCGGTTGCTACCTCATGCAGCGAATTGTTTATAAGTTGTGGAAAAATACTAAACGGGTAACCATGTTCTACGAGTTCAATTCCTATGTGTTTTAATACTGCATCCCAATCCCTTCCTAAGTGGTAGAACAAAATAAACGAAGGAGGCAAGCACCACACCGGATACTGCTCTTTGTTGTGCCAGTGGGGAAAGTTATTCATGGATGCACTGAATATCATCACCCTGCGAGCATTGTAGTACACCTTAGCGGAGATGCCGGCCGAATCACTCCCTTTGCGGCGGTATGCCTGGAACTTGTCATTCTTGCCGTAGCGGTAGCCCTTTGTGGGGATCAGCCCCCTTTA